GCATCCATACCTTGCTGAACAACTGTCTGGAGCAGGCCGTGTCGGAGCGGCTGATCCTGGTAAACCCCGCGAGAGGCTGCAAGCTGCCAAAGATGGAGAAGCGGGAGATGAAGGTCCTGCCAGAAGAGAAAATCCGCCCCTATCTGATGGAAGCGGGCAAGCGTGGGCTGCTGGCTCCTTTCTATCTGGAGCTAACCACGGGACTGAGACGGGGAGAGCTGCTGGCCCTACTCTGGACGGACCTGGACGTGGAGAACCGAACCATCTCCATCACGAAGCAGGTGACCCGCACCAAGGGAAAACTGGTGGTGAGCCAGCCCAAGACCCACAATTCCATCCGCGTTCTGCCGATCTCACAGCAGGCGGTGGAGTTGCTGGTGGAGGAGCACAAGAAGCACCCGGGAAATCCTTACATGTTCCCATCACCCAAGACAGGCGGGATGTTCGATCCGGATTCTTTCCGGCATACCCACGAGAAGATCCTCAAGTCTATCGGTGCGGAGCACATCCGGTTCCATGATCTCCGGCACACCTTCGCAACGCTCTCTCTGAAGAACGGGGTGGATGTGAAGACCCTGTCCAGCACCCTGGGACATTACAGCGCGGGCTTCACTCTCAGCACCTACACCCACGCCACGCCGGACATGATGCGGGAAGCGGCGGATACGATGGGAGATGTGATAGGGAAGGCGATATAAACGAATGGTGAGCGATAGTCCTTCAATATAACGGGTACAGCGGGCCACCGTACCCGTTTACTCTGCAATATCTATTCCTTCCCGGGAACACAATACTGGTTATTGCTCCATAGCCCAATCGATAAGCGCTTTTTCCAAGTAGCTGGTTTGAGGCAAAGAGGATGCTGCATATTTCAAAAAATACTTTCGCTCTTCTGGAACCAAAATAGAACACGCTATCAAGTAAGCACGTTTTGTCCATTCTTGCATAGCAGGATATTGTTCTTTGAGTTCTCGAATAAAAGCCACTGCATTGTTCTTGTATGCACAAAAAATGATTTCCCGACGAATATTTTCAGAAGACATGTGATACATGGCAATCAACTCAGTAATATGGTCCATTTTTGTGTTTTTCACAAACAAATTTAGAAGTGTAATCTGGAAAAACTCACTGGATTCAAACAAGTCGCTCCGCATTAAAGAGATTGCGCAATTTCCCAAATGCTCCCAGCTTCCATCATAGGAGTCCGCAGCAGAAATAAAGTATTGACAGACATCACTGATTGCGGGAATAAGATCGTTCATGTTCTCAATACAGTAATCGATTGCTGAAGGTGTGCCAATTTGGGCAAATCTTCTGAACAGCCAACGAAGACGTGGATAGTCAGGATACATCGGCGTAATATATTTTTCAATTAAAGTTTCAACCTTTTCCTTAGAGAAAATTTGCTTTTCAGGAGTAGTTAAACTACTGTGGCTGATTTTTACATAAGGGTTGTTATCAGAGTACCGTCCAATAACTTCTAACATTTCCGTTTCTTCAATGTTTAAAGGATTGTCCGCAATCATCTGCGTGGCATATTCTAAAAACTCAGTTTTACCTAATAGTCGGGTCTTCTGCCTTTGTAACATCAATCGTTGATTCTGATCTAAAATCTCTGCAATTTTATATATTTTTGTACGCGCATCTACCTCGTTTTCCGCAAATACGATAATATCATCAGCATATCGGCAGTAATGGATCCCGTGTACATGAAGACTATCATCGATTGGAATCAAGGACATCTCTGCCAACAAATGTGCTGCATGAGGGCCAACCGGAAGACCTCTGGACATTTTTTGAGTCAAATACTCAAGGAGTCGCATGACTGATTTGATGATTTCTTTCGGTATGCCAGCATAGATCATCATATTTTCCAAGGTGTGGTGATATATCTGATTATAGAAATCAGATATATCCAAACAAGCAATGCAACCGCAGTTTCGAGCATTTTCCAAGTTGGTTTCCCAAAAATCCTTCCAGCTGTCTGCTCGACTGTATAATGTGCCATCTTCATCTGGAGCAAATCTATAACTGAATACACACTTTTCACTCTCTGGAACTCGTTTTTCCTCAATTTTTGAACCAAACTCATAGATAATAGCAGATAGCACCAAGCTATCCAGAGGATTTAATTGTGTAATCATTCTATAAGAGAGTTCTCCTTTGGGAACCAAGAAGCGGCGAAATGGTTTCCACTCATAAGCGCCAATATCGAGATTTTGCAAACGTGCAATAATGTCATCTCTTTTACAGTGCATTATTTCGATTTCAAGAGGCTCTGGGAACAAATCGGTATCGTTCTCTTTCAGTAAGTGCGCAAAGGCCCACTCGATTGATTTTTTAGATAATTTCATCGTCCAGTCCTCCTTTGTAATATAAATTCAATTATAGTAGAAGATTACTAAACTCGCAAATAATTCTTTATGTTGCTATCTTCGCATAATGGTTCTTAAGTCTTGACAAGGTAGCACCGGACAGGGAAGATCCTGCCCGGTGCTGCCGCATCCTATCGGCTACTATCGCCGTATTGGTCAGTGTATTGGTCGGAGAAAGAGTAGAAATTTAAAGCAAACTTTTTCACGACGAATAAAAAGAAAAATTCCTGATTTCGCAAGAAATCAGGAATTTTTTGGTGGAGACTACTGGACTCGAACCAGTGACCTCCTGCGTGTGAAATATAGTATTATACTTTCTCAAAACATTGTAGAAGGGTCAAACCGAGTAATTTCAAGTAAAATTGAAACTTCAATCGAGGAAAAATCTCAAAAACTTTTTTAGGTTACTAACAAATTTCTAACAATTCTCGACTGCCTGTATCAATTCATCTGCGTCTGTATGCACATAGATATTTGCTGTGGTACTGTAATCCGCATGGCCCAGGATTTTTTGCAAGGTCTCCGGAGCCATTCCCTGTTTTCTTGCCCAGCTGGCGTAAGTGTGCCGAGTGCAATGCGGGTTTTTCTGCGGAATGCCCAGTTTCTTCAACAGAGGGTAGTAATCCCGTTTTCGGTAGTTTTCCGGGCGGTGCTGTCCGGTATATCCAGACAGGAGCAGCGGTCCGGTTGCCTGTTGGGCGAAATAGGCAAAATAGCCGCGCCCTTCTAGACGGATAGGAATGATGCGATTGCGTCCGGCCTCTGTTTTTTCTCCGCCTATAACATAGGCACCGTGGTAGTCCGCAAGAGGCAGTGAGAACAACTCCCCAATACGCATACCTGTATAAATTAGCATAAGAACGATTTTTGCCGTTTCGCTGTTATCAGCTTCCAGTTTTGCGATTTCTTGGTCTGTAAAGATGTCTTTTTCTTTTTTGACGTTTTCCGGGAGCCGGACGAATTTGGCAAAGTTGGTGGTGCAGATTTCCTCCCGGATGGCCCATTGTGACATCTGCGTAATCAACTGCTTGTACTTTGACACGGTGGAGTGCGATTTCTGCATGTGTGGGTCTAGGGCCAACTGAAAATCTGCTGTGCGGAGGTCCCTGAATTTCTTCTCGTGGAGCGGGGTAAACACAGCAAAGGCCCGATTGTATCCCTCAATTCCTTTTTCGCCGATCTCCTGATAATGCTCAGCTTTCCACACCTCAAATACCTCGGCAAATGTCATGTTGTACCGCTCAGACAAGTCCCGACCAGACAGTTTTTCCAGAGCCTCTGTAGCGTCTGTTTTGCGCTCATAATACCCGATGATTACTTTATTTTTGGCAGCTACCCAAGGACGGCGCCGCCGGCCGGACAGCTTATAAACTGTTCCGGTGCCATTCGCACGTTTCAAGGCCTTCCGTGGGGGAGTGCCAGTCTGTTTCTTTCCGCAGGCAGGACAGTATGTCGCCCCTTTAGGCAACTCCGCTTTGCAACGTATACAGTTCAAAAAGACACCCCCTTATAAGTACGCCGCCAGGGGAGACCTGACGGCGGTTTTTTATGCTTCCCAATGATACCCGCAATTTTGGCAAACACACACAGATTTTTGCTTTTGTTTCAGTTTTTGTTTTTTGGGCGCAAAAATTTTTACAATTAAAGCGGGAAGTGTAAACACAAGCCATTTAATAAAAATCCACCACCAACCAATGCAAATCCACCATATAATCCCGTGATGTTTGTCTACTAACTGCGTTTCGGTTACCATTTGAACGCTGACGTTTTCGCTTCCACATTTAGGGCATTGCATAGTTTTCCCTCTCTCTAAAAAATTTTATTTTGGTGCACGCTTCTGTGCAATTTCGACACAACGTTAAGCATATATTGTAAACAAAAAGGAGGAATGTCGGATGAACCTTGAAAAAGACCTGATCCAGATTATCAGCAAAAGCACAAACAAGGAGGCCGCTATTCTGACTGCGATGGAAGTAATCCACGCTGAACTAGAACGGCTTTTATCTGAGCCAGAATTCCCGCTTTCAGATCATCAGGCAACAAGCGGAAAATCTGAATAAGTTCTTCTTCCATCCCGTCTACCTTTTCGGTGGGCGGGATTTCTTTTTGCCCAGTCAGAAAAGAAACTTCAACTCCGAACAAATCTGCAATTCTTTGGATGGTCGTTTCTGCTGGAACAGTTTTCTCGTTTCTCCATTGGGAGACCGCTGATGCTGTTACGTCAGCCTTTTCATAAAATTCTGCTTTTGTCATTTTTCGCTCTTTACGGAGCCTATCAATCTGAGCGAGAAAATAAATAATGTCCATAAAGTCCCTTTCAAAATCACTTAATAAAATTAAGAATAAGGGCTTGACATTAAGAGGCCAATGCTATATACTTAATATTGTTAAGTGATTAAGCCACAAAAAACCAGGCCCACTTAATATTGGGCTTGCACCGTTTTCTATTGTCCTGACAATCCAATATTAAGCGGTGCAGCCCAAGATGTCAAGTAATATTAAGCGTTTTGGGGGTGAAATTTTGAGATTTAAGGAATGCAGGGAAAAAGCGGGTCTTTCACAAAGGGAAGTTGGGGACAGACTTGGTATTTCCGATTCTGCTGTTTGCCTTTGGGAGAGAGAACAGGGCGGATCACTTCCTAGAGCTAGTATGCTCCCTGCAATCGCAAAGCTCTACGGCGTCACCGTAGACAAGCTTCTTTCGGATCAGGGCGAAGGGTGAGGGGAGGTGAGAGAGATGGACAATCAGCAGATATTAGAGACGCTCGAAAAGCAGCTGCAACTACTTTCCGAGCGTTCCAAGAAGTGCATATCAGATAGCGACTTGGTAGCACTTTCTAATGCAATGCTTAGCATTAGTCAGTTGCTTTTAAATCCTTGAACCATCCAGATTTAGCTTTAATTCGGTGGTCTTTAAGGATTTCATAGTACGCTTCTTGATACATAGTATGAATTTCTGACGGTGTTTTTTCTCTAAGGTCTTGATTTTGCAGATAAAGCATCGCAAGTGCCTCTGCATAGCTATCAGGAAACGTCTTGAGAGTTTCATTAGACATAAGGCTCACCCCCTTTCTCCCCTCATCCTATCACATTCAGGGAGAAAGGACAATAAAGATGCCCCCGCCAGTGCTAGCGACACCGACGAGGGCTGCGGAGACCTATTGATAGTGCCAACAGGCCCGCGAGGTTATTATACACGCCTCCGGGTCAAATGACAAGGAGGTTTTTATGAACGAAAAAGACAGCATTCGAGCCCTTGAAAGGCAGGCAAGGAACACCAATCGTCTTATGGACAATCTCTGTCTCGCCTGGAAGGGCCGCACATGGGAGGAGGCCCACATGAAATACTCATTTGAAGATTACCGCAAGGCGCTGGAAGGTGCTGGCCCCAAGTTGAAGGAGCTGATTCTGGACCGAGCGGCACATGATCCTGGCATCGGTTTGATGGAACTGAAAGAGCTGGTGTCCGGTGCATACCCGGAAGATGTGTAAAAAATCCCGCCTGACCGTTACCAGCAGTCAGACGGGCAAGGATTGAGCGAGTACAAACAATCCCTTTGGATACAGTATATCGCCTCCAGAGGGAGAAATCAAGGAGGTTTTTATGATTGAAGCATTGACAGCAGCTGAAGCAACAGAAGTCCTTCGCAATGCGGGGCTGCGTATTACTCCTGAGACTATCCGGGAGGGCATCCAAAAGAAAGTTTTCCCGTTCGGAGACTGCGTAATGGCCGAGGACGGCAAGAAAGTCAAATGGTGTTATATCTATAAGGCTTTGCTGGATCGCTGGATCGCGGAAAGAACGGTGAGCGCATGAGCTTTGAAATGGGCGTAGAGGCAGTAATCACCATCATCGGAACAGTCAAGGTTGCCGGATGGTTCATGCGCTTCCTTTCCTGGATGGAGGGAGAGCGGTGAAGAAACTGACACGGGAAGAGCGGCGGCGCCGGAGCCAGAGGCGGCAGCTGATTACATATCTTCTGTTCCTGCTTCTGCTGCTGGCGTGGCTGGGAAGCTACCTGATTATGACGGTGGAGGCAGAACTGCCCGCCATGTACAAGCCGGAGCCCGCCACGCAGGACGGCAGCCTACCCGGCGACGATACCCCGGCCACCACTCACTGTTATCTGACAGCAGAAGAGATCGAGGAAAACGAGAATGAACTTATAGAAGCTGTTTTGCTGGCCCGGTCTCACAAGCTGGAAGATGCCACCATCACCTTTTATTGTTGCGAGGAACGGCCTCACATCTGCGGGACTGGGACAGGCATCACAGCCAGCGGCAGGCGTGTAACGCCCTATGTGAGCTGCGCCGTGGATACGGACATTATACCGCTGGGCAGCACCATCATGATCGAGTACAACGGCGAGATGGCCTATCTGCGGGCGGATGATACCGGGACGGCAGTCAAGGGAGACCACATTGACATTGCCGTCAAGGAGCACCAGGAAGCCTTATCACTGGGAGTAAAAACGGCAGATATTTGGTGGTGTGAAGAGTGAACCAGAAAAAACGGCATACCAGAACAGAATTAGGCCCATGTCCGAGATGCGGCCTGTATTCCGGCCAGCGATTGGCAATCGAGGGCAACCCGGATATGTTCCTGGTGGCCTGCGACGCCTGCGGATGGCGAACTCGGAAATTTACTGATATAAATCACGCGGCGAGAGCTTGGAATGAAGGGAGAACATGACATGACACTTTACGAGATCGATAAGGCCATTACTGATCTGGCAGACCCGGAGACTGGAGAGATCACCGACTTTGAGGCGCTGGACAATCTCCAAATGGCGCGGGACCAGAAGATCGAGAACATCGCCTGTTACTACAAGAACTTGGTTTCGGATGCGGAAGCCATCAAGGCGGAGAAGGAGGCCCTGGCGGAGCGGCAGAAAGTGGCAGAGAACAAGGCGGCGCGGCTCAAGGAGTATCTCTCTTACGCGCTGCACGGGGAGAAGTTCTCCACGCCGAAATGCGCGGTGACGTTCCGAAAGACCACTTCCGTAAATGTGGATAATCCTTCCGCCGCCATCGAGTGGGCGGAGCTGAACGGGCATAAGGAGTGCATTCGGTACAAAGCCCCGGAAATCAGCAAGAGCGAGCTGGGCAAGGTCCTAAAGGCTGGGCAGGAAGTGCCTGGGGCTGTCTTGGTTGAAGGGATTTCTGTGGGGGTGAAGTGATGAACCTTGACATTTACAACGATGTCCGGGCCGTCCCCGAAGAGGCCAAGAAGGAGATCAGAGGTGGGCGGCTGAACGGAAAGACCGATATCAACCCTATGTGGCGCATCAAGAAGCTGACGGAGCAATTCGGCCCATGTGGCATTGGCTGGAAATACACCATTGACCGGGAGTGGCTGGAGACCGGGGCCAACGGGGAAATCTCCGCATTCATGGACATCTCACTGTACTACAAATACAACGGCGAGTGGTCCGAGGCAGTTCCCGGTACCGGCGGCAGCGCCTTTATCACAAAAGAGAAGAGCGGTCTGTACACCTCTGACGAGTGCTACAAGATGGCCTTGACGGATGCCCTCTCCGTGGCTTGCAAGGCCCTTGGGATCGCCGCTGACGTGTACTGGGACAAGGACAAGACGAAGTATGACAAGACCGATATTGCGGCGAAAGTCGATGTCACCATATGCGAGAAATGCGGGAAGGTCTTGGAAGCGTACAAGGACTCCAAAGGCGTCACGGTGTCGATCATGAAGCACGTGAACGCCAGCATGGAGAAGTTCGGGCACGTCTACTGCCTGGACTGCATTAAGGAGATGAACCATGATTGATTTGATCTCCGAGATCGGTCAGAAAAGCAAGCTGTTGGACGCCGCCGTGCAGGAGCTTGGGAAGCGCGGACGCTCCTATGCCCAGTCTGAACAGGAATACCGGATCGCCCTGGCAAAGAGAATTTTGGATGAACGGTCCAAAGGTACGCCGGTAACGATCATCTCCGACATCTGCCGTGGAGACCGGGAAATCGCAAAGCTGCGGTTTGAACGGGACTGCGCAGAGGTCGTTTACAAATCCGCCCTTGAAGCAATCAATGCCATGAAGTTGCAGCTTCGAATGCTGGATGCACAGGTGGAAAGGGAGTGGGGACATGCGGGCAGAGACTAAGGCAACATCTATTCCTCCGGAAGTCAAGAAAGCCGTGTACATCCGGGACAATGGCTTCTGTGTGCTGTGCGGCTCTCCATATGGTGATCCAGTGGCCCATGTGGTCCGCCGGAGCCAGGGAGGAAAGGGGATCGAGAGAAATATCGTGACCCTCTGCCCGGCCTGTCACAGAGCCTATGACGAGGGCGCGAACATCCAGAGGCTAGGACGAGGCACCACCAGAGAAAGCCTGTACTGCTATCTGGTGGCGTATCTGAAAGGGTTTTACCCGAACTGGAACCGGGAGGATATGATCTATCACAAAGGAGTCGAAAATGCTGAATAAATGTTTTTTGCTGGGCCGGATGACGAAAGACCCGGAAATCAGACGGACAAACGGTGGGACGGCTGTCACATCCTTTACATTGGCCGTAGACCGGGACTTCAAGACCAACGGGGAGAAGGAGACGGACTTCATTGAAGTGGTTGCGTGGCGCAACACGGCAGAGTTTGTCTCGAAATACTTCTCCAAGGGCCGTATGGCGATTGTAGAGGGGCGGTTACAGATCAGAGAGTGGACGGACAAGAGTGGGAATAAGCGCCGTACAGCGGAGGTTGTGGCCGACAACGTGTACTTCGGAGACTCCAAGAAGGAGAACAAGGAGGCGCCGGAATACAAGCAGGCTGATTTTGCGGTAATCTCGGAGGAAGACGGCGAGCTTCCGTTTTGAGGTGACACGATGGCCAGAAACTATGCTGCGCTCCCATGGGAATACAAAAGGGAGATGTCTGCACTCAACGATGCAGAGTTCGGTCGGCTGTGCAGGGCTTTGCTGGAATACAGCGAGTCAGGGACGCCGATAGCACTTTGTGGCAATGAGCGGTTTTTCGCCGAACGTGTCATGATGCAGGAGGACCGTTTTAAGGAGTCCTATACCACCAAGGCGGAGAAAAACAGAGAAAATGGGGTTAAGGGCGGGAGGCCTAAGAAAACCGAAAAAAACCCAAAGAAACCCAACTTAACCCAAAAAACCGAAACCGAAACCAAAACCGATACTATCTCTCCTAACGGAGAGAATAAATCCCCCCTATCGTCCCCCCAGGGGGAACGGTTTGACAGGTTTTGGGCTTTGTACCCAAACAAAACCGGGAAAAAGAAAGCCAGGGAGTCTTGGGAGAAACTGAAACCGTCAGAAGAGCTGACAGAAACCATTTTGGATGCCGTTTCCAAACAGAAGCTATGGCCAAAGTGGCAGAAAGACGGAGGACAATATATCCCAAATCCCGCCACTTGGCTAAACCAGGGGAGATGGGAAGATGAACCACCCGAAGGAGGAGAAGATCCATTTGCCAAGTTTACCTGATGCTTCCCGTTGGCTGCTTTACGACGAGACCGCCATGGACACGCGGAAAGCGTTGTGGTTTGTGGCGGACGCCCAGGACGTGACCGCCATGGACAACCAGAACGCCGTGTGCCTTGCCTGTGGGACAGGATTTGAGAACTTTCGGGACGCACAGCCGTTTCTGAGTGCCTTCCCATCTGTGTTCCTGGCTTTATCTGACCGGGAGACGGCGGAAGCTGTGGCAGACGCCCTCAAAGAATACGCGCCATCTGTGGCCGTGCTGCTGCCGAAGGAAGGAGCCTTCGGGAAATGTTCCCGTATCCGGGACGTGCTGGCTTCCGGCGGGAGAAAGGCCATGGATCATCTGTTGCTGGGCGCCGTGGAACAGCCTATGGACGGTCTGTTGGACCTGGCGGACGTGGAGCGGAGGGACCCCGGCGCATCCGTTGCCGTCATGTCCGGCCTGAAAGCCCTGGACCAGTCCATCGGAGGCTTTGCCCCGTCAGAGCTGTCCGTCTGGACTGGAAAGCGCGGCAGCGGCAAGTCCACGCTGCTGTCCCAGCTGCTTCTAAACGCCATCGACCAGGGCTTCCCGGTCTGCGCCTACTCCGGGGAACTGTCGGCCTGGCGCTTCAAGCAGTGGGCTATGCTGCAGGCCGCCGGGGCCGGGCATATCGAGCCGAAGCGGGACCCGGTGTCCGGGAAGCTGTATTACTACACGCCGAAGGAGATCGCGGACCGGATCGACGGTTGGTGGAAGGGCAAGTTTTTCCTGTATGACAACCGGGTTGCGGAGGCCGGAGACGAAAACAGCATCATTTCTGTGTTTGAGTACGCTGTCCGGCGGTTTGGTTGCTGTGTGTTTTTGGTAGATAACCTGATGACCGCCAGATTCAGTGAGAGCAGCGACGAGAATTTCTACCGGGCGCAAAGCCGATTCACCGGAAGGCTGGTGGAATTCGCCAAGAAAAACGAGGTCCATGTGCATTTAGTAGCCCATCCCCGAAAGGGAGAGAACGGGAAGAAAACCCTGCTGACAGCGGACGATATCGGCGGCTCGGCAGATATCACCAACCGGGCAGACAACGCGTTTTCGCTGGAGAGATTGGACGAAAAGGAAGCTGCGGCCCGTGGGTATGATGCAGGTTTGAGTATTCTGAAAAACCGCTCTTATGGGTCAACGGCAAACATCCAGCTTGTCTATGACGCCAGATGTAGGCGGTACGTTAAGAAGGGAGAGACGGATGGAATCTATGGCTGGGAATTGGGCGGATTATGAGTGGGAGAAGAAAAAGCTCCAAGGACTGCCGCCCGATAAATACGAGGCGGCTTTGAAGGAGCTGGCAAGGAGGATGGGGATTTGAACAGCAAGCAGAAGGGCAAGAGAGGCGAAATCGAGTGGGCGCACTTCTGCCGGGAGCAGGGCTATGACTGCCGCCGCACCGCTCAATACTGTGGGAACACCGGAGACGCTTCTGACGTTGTGGGCCTGCCCGGCATCCACCAAGAGGTCAAGCGAGTGGAAAAGCTCAACATATCCGAGGCAATGAGCCAAGCTAAGCGGGATGCTAACCCCAATGAAATCCCCATTGTGGCCCACCGGAAAAACAATGAGCAGTGGATGGTTACAATGGACGCCGACGATTGGTTTACGCTCTATCGGGAATGGGAGGCCGGAAATGAGTGAACTTGAACAATATCTGGTCCCCATCCGGCGGTACTCAGCTAACCCCTGCATGGATTGTTGCTTCCCGATTAGCCAGTGTCCATGGCTGCGGGAAGAGAAACCTGTACCGGGATGGACGGCCAAGAAACGAACGTTTGTTGTCGGCAGATGCCAGGGTGGCGTAAAGCATTGGGTGACTACATACGCCATCGAGAGCTGCCCGCTGGAAAGGAAGAGAGCATGATGGATGATACAAAGCGCGCCCTGCTGGGCGGCAAAGAGGCGGCGAAGCGGCTGACGGATGCGGGGGTGCTGCTGCCGTGTCCACACTGCAAGGGACGTGCGGTACTGGTAGAAGGGACACTTCAAGCACCAGGGAAATACAGTGTAGTGTGCGGTGAATGCTTTTGCGCTACAAAATGGTGCATTTTAAAAGAGGATGCTATTGGACGGTGGAACGCCCGCGCGCCGATTCTGAGCGCGGAGGAGTTGGAGATGCTGGATGAACACTGATGTGATGTTTTCGAGCAAAACGGATTTATGGGAGACACCGCAGGAGTTTTTTGACGCACTGGACGCCGAGTTTCATTTTACGTTGGACGCCTGCGCCCTGCCGGAAAACGCGAAGTGCGCCCGGTACTACACCCCTGAGCAGGACGGACTCTCCCAGCCCTGGACGGGCGTTGTGTGGTGTAATCCTCCCTATGGCCATAATATTGGACAATGGGTAAGGCGTGGGCTATTTGCTTGCGCTGCTGGGAATACCGTTGTAATGCTTCTCCCAGCGAGAACAGATACGAGGTGGTTTCACGACTACATACTTGGGAGGGCAGAGATCCGTTTTGTGCGTGGGAGGCTGAAATTTGGCGGGAGCAAAAACAGTGCACCGTTCCCGTCAATGGTGGTTGTGTTTCGGCCGGAATCAGAAGGAGATTTGAAAATGGAACATCTCCGTTTTTGCGGTTCCCTCAACATTGCTTGCGGCCATGCCGGTGAGCAGGGATTCTGCACGCTGACCAGATGCCCCGTGGCCTGGACGAGTTCCAGGCCATGCGGAGGCACCAAGGGCCAACAGGGCCAAAGGGGCGGCCGGGCGGACACGGAAATGTGGGAGGCAATATGAAGAAGTCAACGTGCAGGGGCTGCGGGGCGCCCATTGTGTGGATCAGAACGGCGGCCGGGAAATCCATGCCCTGCGATGCGGAGCCGGTGCTGTACAAGGCCCGGGAGGGCGCGGCGGGTAAGATCATAACCGGGAACGGGA